ATCCGTTAAACTCCTCAACTGTTATCGCATCAATTTCTGCTACAGTCTTGTGTAAGCGATTCGCAAGTTCATACTTTCCTTTTAACTCGGAATCGCTTATTAGTTTCCCGACATTTCATCAATAGTGTCTGCTACCGATATTTCACCTACAACTCGTACTATTACATTTGGGTCTACTTTGTTCATTAATGTTATCTTATCTTCAATAGAAAACATTTTTGAGCCATCTTTATTTAAAGCTTTTAATATTAAGGTTCTTACCATAAACTCAATATCATCTTCTTTAGCGTGTTTCCAGAGTTTCTTTTTCTCGCCCATCGTAAATGGAGTAGAGTATATAACCGTACTCCATGCTTCCACCTCAATAGCTTTTGTTTCTAAGCTGTCAAAGTGGGATTTTGCGTTTTCAAGAACACTCATACACTACACAGTTCCCCAAGTAACCGCACCGTTTGATTCCCAAGAAAAAGACGCTTCTACCATACCATCCATTGAGGCACTTGCATCTTGCGTAGTAATGATTGCTTGTACACTTGCAAAGTAATCACCACTGTCAGCACCTTCAGGATATAGTTTTAATGCTACTTCACTACCTGCTTGCATAGCAATCTGTCCGTTAGCGTCTGTTTCATCCCACCAACAACTCAAAGAACCACTAGCTGATGTCAAAGATGATTTCCTAGTTCTTGCAGTATCACCCATTGCTGTGTCATCAATTGTTTCAGCAGTTTCAGAAAGACTCCAATCTCTTACCTCTGCGATTTGATTTGTGCCTATTTTTACGACTCCCTCTGAGCCTTTATGATTCGCCATCTGATTTCTCCTTTGACTTTGATTTACTTACAGGTTTTTCAACCCACCCATTTTCTTTCATTTGCTCAACCTTACTAGGATGAGGTATTACATAATCTTTGCCACCGTTAGGTGGATATAATTTTACATCGTTTTTACTCATGAATCTCTCCAATAAGGAACATCTACATTAATCTGATGCCATTTGTCATCAGTACCCACTGTTGTTAGACTTGCTACATCACAACAAACATCGTTAAACTTTTCTGACTCAAAGATTGCTGAAATGGTGTCAGCGTAACCTCTTGCCACATTCGTACCTGTCTTAATGGGTACAAATATTTGTATATTTATTATACCATTATAACGCTTTGCATAATTTATGGCTCTGTATTCCGTATCGCCATTCAGTATATTAAAGCGTACCCATGAAGCGTTGTTTGGTTCTTCAAAAGCAACATTACCCCATGCGATAGTTGTAGTTGTCCAGTTGGTGTTAAACCTTCCCTCAATGTTTGCTCTTTCACTAGCGAATGACATTACTTATGCTCCTTTGTATACTTGACATAGTTAAAGCAACCATACCAGTAGGTGCTTGCTTACTAGAGCCATTTTCGAGTTTATTAATGTAAGGTAAGTTATTTGTAATGTAAATAGGTCTTTTTCCTGCACCTTTAGGTGGTTCTATAGCTTGGAATGTAGTGTTTTTAGTAATTCTTGAATCTATTGCACCTAAACCTATGTTCCAATTAGCTTTTGCTCTGCCAGTATCTACTGGTGTTTTCTGAGTAATACCTTTGTAAACATCAAAAGCAACTTTTCTAACCACTGTTTCTAGTTCTAAGTCAGTAGCTTTAGCAAATTTTTTTAAATCAGCGTTAAACGATGCAACACTCATCCTAACCTCACTAAATTGAGCGTATAAGACGCTTTTACTGAATCTGACTTAATGTTATTAATAGAGTATATTTCGCTGTCATATGATATGGTGTCGGATGTATTAGGCTCAGTTGAACCTGAATTTAAGTCTTTACTTGCAAACATCACTTGCAAATCGCCAGTAAAGTCTTTTTCTTTTGTGTTGCCATCAACCTCTCCGCCTAAAAATTTAATAACCGCAGGGATTGTGTAAGATGTTTCAGAGTTAGCAACTGCACCTGTTCCTACATTGTAAGTGCTTGATGTTTTGTGTTTATATGTTATTGTTTCAGTAATGTCATCTAATGTGACAAAAGCTGACTCAACTAAATTTTGTATTGTAGTTCTGTAAGGCATCTATGACCTCACTACTGCGACAGAACCAAACTTGGCTCTAGCGTAAATTGTTCCCCAACCTCTTAGCATTTCTTGAACAATGTCAGGCATTACACCTGCTGTATCTGATTTGTCAAAGTCTAATTCGATATCTCCGACTTTAATAGAACTCAGACCTTTACCTTCAGCATTAACTGTCAAATCTTTAGCTAGTAGATGACCTGCAAACTCAGCAGTTGCGTTTGCTATCTGTACTGGTATGGTAGTAGATGAAACAGAAATACCATCATAGTAAACATCTGTTCTACCCCAACCTAATGCTTGTGTACTTGTTGCTCTAGTTCCTGACCATGCACATTTCTCGTCAAGAATCCTAGTAGCCATTTTTAATGCTTTTTCTTTGTTAGCAGTTGAACCTGCATCCCAAGTTGATGAATATAAGTGATTTGAAAAGTAAGCGTCTGCTGTTGCGACAGTTATAAAACTATCAGAGTTAGCACCATTTACCGTTGCATCTAATGACATAATTACTCCAGTAAACCCCCTGCCCGAGAGCAGGGGATAAGATAAAAACTCTTAGTCGAGAATACCTGTCATTAACGCTAATCCCTTGTCAGAGAATAGAGCAAGACCGTTGTACCACTTAACACGAGTGATTGTTTCATCTTTAGTTTCAGAAATACCTGCTTCTTCAACTTGGATACCTGCTGAACCACTTGCAGTCAGTCCTGAGATACCGTGCATCATAGAACCATCATCCAAAGTACCCATGATTACAGAAGTAGCTGTTGAAACATTACCCTGTGTTTGGTTAATTGGAATGTAGTCGTTACGGTAGATTGGAACACCTCTGTAAGCAGGAAGTGTCTTTCCACTTGGCAAAGTAACTGTTTCACCGATACCTGCTCCACCTAATGCTCTAAGTAGTGCCATGTATGAACGAATAGTTCTAGCGTTCATCATGATGTAGTCGATTTCACCGTCTTTGTCAGTAACCAAGTCCATGCACTCATCCATTTTTGCAAATGAAAGGTTAGAACCGTTTGTTGCTGATGCTACTTTTTGACCTGCTGATGCTAGGTTAAGTAGACCGTCTAACTCGTTGCTTGAGCCAGTACCAGTAATCATTTTGTCTTGGTACGCACGACCCAAAGCCTTAGCTTTAGAAGCTACTTGCACAGCTTTTTGGTTATTGATGTTAGAGCGAGTTGCTTGTATCAATCCGTTTACTTCTGCATCACCTACAAGAGTAGTCAATGAAGTTGTAAGCTGAGTGAAAGTAGCAGCAGCTTTACCACCTGAAATTGCAGTACCAACAGTTGTCCACTGTGATGCTCCAAGTGCGTTCTCTCTGTTATAAGCTAAAGAATTACCTTCAATACCTGCAAATGGTAATACTTCATAAAATGGGTTTACAGTAATGATGTTTTCAATCACTCCTGCAACCAACATATCTTCCGATAATTTTGCCGATTCGGCTAGTGTAACTGATGCCATAATTATGACTCCTATAAAAAAAATTATTGCCCAAGTATACAGGGCAGATTAAACAAATCTACTACTGTATGCCACAGGCAATAAAGTAGGGTCTAACTATCTCCGACAGCTAATATGCGTATTATAAACCTATTTTGCAAATCCTTGTTCTAATTTTTGTATAGAGGTTAGATTTTGCTTGGCTACACCATTAGGTCTTGCATTATGTTGAGAGCCTGAACCTGAAGAAGCTTTAAATAAATGTGGTGCTACATCCATCTGTGACTTGACCCACTCATTTACACTCATTGGCTCGCTTGTGCCATGACCGAAAATAGTGTTGCCTTGTGCGTCTGTTGGAACTGCTTTACCATCTTGCAATGAAAAGACTGACTTTGACCGTAGCAATATATCATCCATACCTGTTTCAACAACTCCTGCTTTAACAGCAGAATCTCTCACAGCGTTGTCAATTACTAATTTTGCTAACTGGTCTTGTAGTGATGCGTTCACTTGGTTAGTTTTTTCCAATTCACCATTGTGTGCCTCTCT